TTTCACTTGGAGCAGGATACGGGACTCGAACCCGCCGCCTACTGCTTGGGAAGCAACACAAAATAACGGAATAACGACAAAAAATGTGCATTGGGGAGCTTAGTGGGAGCCTATATTTTGAACTTCTGCATTTCCTCGGCGAGATAGGCTGCATCGTGTACCGTGTAATAATTTGCCGTGGTGGTGAAGTCGGCGTGGCCAAGAATGGCCTGCACAGCGGTGGGGTCGGCCTTGCCTTCCACGAGGCGCGTGGCAGCTGTGCGGCGGAGAGAGTGCGGCGTAACGCGCTGCTCTTTGGGGGTGTCCTTGGTATTGATGCCGCACAGTTCCATCAGGCGGCGGAAGGAATGCTCCACGGCGTTGATATCTTTTTTACGCCCGGCGGAAGTGGGGAGCAGGTAGACGCTGCCGATGCTGTCCAGCATCCACCCGGCCAAAATGTGCCGGATCGGGGCGAGGATGGGGATGATGCGCTGGCGGCCAGCTTCGGTCTTTTCGCCGCCGACAAGATAGCCCTGATCCAGATGCACGTCGTCCCGGCGCATGGAGAGCAGCTCATCAATACGCATGCCGGTGTACACCAGCACCAGCGCGATCTGAGCGGTGAGCCGCAGACGGTTGGCCGGGGCGGGATCGTCGGCGACAGTCTGGATGCGCTGGATCTCGGCGCGGGTGAGGGTGCGCTCTTTTTTGGGAGAGGCAGAGGGCAAACGCAGACCCTCGGCGTAATTGATGGAAATGATATCGTTCTGCATGGCCCACTTGCACAGCTGGCTGAACAGCTGCCGCTGCTTTTCACAGCTGCTGCGGGAAAGACCGTTTTCGGCCAGAGTGGTGATGACCTGCTGGTAGTCCTCGGTCTTGAGCTGGCGCATCTCTCGATCATACAGAGACGCAGCTTTGGCGTAGGCTTGCTCGTAGCTGTACTGCCCTTTGGGGCCGACATCCTGAAAGTGGACATCCTTCCACTTTGCGTAAACATCAGCAAAGGTATAGCGTAGCCGGGCGGCGCTGGTGTGTCTGGCGTTATAATCGTCCAGCGCAAGCGTGGCCTCGGTGGAACTGGCGTAGCTGCCAAGGATCTCGCCGCGTCCGGTCTTGGCGACCCATGGATTTGCGCGGAGATGATCCTTTTTCAGATAGACAGTGCCGCTGCCCTTTGGCCGACGGCGCCGTTTGCGCTGCGGCGGGGGTGCTACGGCGGTCTGGCGCTTGCCGCACCACGGACAGAACAGGGCACCTTCCGGCAGGGGACGGCTGCAGCGGATGCAATCCACGACATCACACTCCGTTCGGGGGCTTGCCATAAAAATTTCAGCTCCTTTGGGTCAGGCGCGAGCTGATGTGGTATAATGACCTTGTCAGATACGCACCCATGATAAGAATTCTCCTTTTTAGTTTCCGACATTCTGATTTCTCATTGGTATCGACTACGCAGAACTTCCCGGCAGACTTCCGACATCTGCCGGGATTTTCTGTTCTTTTGGGTCAGATGTGGGAAGGTGTGCTATACTGAAAAAGCAGCCGGGTTGTGATGCCCCCGGTTGAGCCTCCTCGATGCAACAGAGGAAGATGTTTTTTTATGGGGAACCCCGTTGGTGTTGTGAAGCCCACCAACGGGGTTATTTGTTTGAATTGGAAAGACTCTCTCGCAATGCGGCGGCATCTCCAGATGTCCAACTAGAGCTGTTTGCGTATTTTTCATTAAACTCTTTTTCCCACTGTTCAAGCTGAGATTTTGATACGCCATCAGTTGTGCTTTTAGAATTAGTGGAAATTCCAGCGTTATAACCTTGCTCATATCCGTTTTTCTTTCCAGAGCTGTATCCCGAATCGTATCCTTCACTAAAGCCGTCTTTTTTGCCGACGCTATAGCCAGACTTATATTCCGCTATGATGGATTTGTTTAGGTTGTCGATATACGGAGATGACGGGGTAAAATGTGGAATGAAATATCCCTCGCCGAGAAGTAAGCCGGAGAAAAAGATACCGATAATTAGAAAAATGGCCAGTAAAATGATTTGCTTCTTTTGACGCTTTTCAAAGTTAAGAGCCTCTTGACAGTCAGAGGCGTTTCCGTACCAATAAAGAGCATCATGCCCGTGAATTTCGTATGTGTCATTCATCGCAGCAATGTGAGTTTTCGATGAAAGAAGTTCTTTCTGAAGGCTTGCGATTTGAGCGTTTGCGTTATCGCATATGTTTGCCCACTCTTTTGCAGTAGAACCTTTATAACGGGTGGGAGTATCTTCCTGCAATCGACTTTCCAATTTTTTAAAGGAAAGTTTGGAATAGGCAACCTCAGAATTTTTATAGGCATTATACCAATACTCAGCAGTTTGTCCCTGAAAGATTTCGGGCTTTGATTCACATTGAGCTTTTTCGCGTAAATCGGCGACCTCTGTGCGCAAATCTGCAATGGTGGACTGATACAGAGAACAGCTTTTTTCAAGGCTCAGATACTTATCACGCCACTCAATTGCACTGGAATTGTCGGGTATTCGGGTCTGTGTCTGCTGCTCAAAATATTTTTCGGCCCAGTATTTTGCACCATGACCAAGATAGGATGAACTGGACATGATAGCCTCCTTATCTATGCTTCTTTCGAACCCAATTCATGCGAACCACGTTTTTTATAGTAACCTGTGCGCCACAAATCTTCTGCATATTCAATGACTTTGCCTTGGCCCTCATCATTTAACTCATCAAAAATCGAAAGCAAGGAAGTTTGGGTAGGCGTAAGTGCGGTATCAATACTGCTAGCAGTGAAATCATCCTGATACAAGAAGTTTGGTTCTACCTGTAGAACATCGAAGATTTTGACCAAAACATCCCATTTGGGGCTGCTGACTCCGTTTTCGTAGTTGCTGATTGCGTTCTTTGTTACGCCGAGTTTTTTAGCAAAATCCTGCTGTGTAAGGTTCGCCTGTTCACGGGCCTGCCGCAGACGAGAAGAAAAAGACATGATACGTCACCTCTCAAAAACTACTTTTTAACGTCAGTATAAAGGCGGCATCTTCAAAAGTCAAGATAAAAGTACAAGAAATTTGAACAAAAATATTGACAAGCAAAGATTCTTGTGCTATTTTAAAAATGTTCAAGAATCTTGTACATTGAAGGAGCGTGTGAAATGGCAGTATCGGATATGATTTATAAGGTTATTGACGAAAAGTGCTTAAAGCAATCAGCGGTTGCTCGTGCGGCTGGCTATGACCCGAAGATTTTTAATGCGATGTTAAGAGGACGCAAGCGGATGACGTCTGATGATGTGGTTCCGATTTGCAAAGCATTAGGCGTTACCCCAAATGAGCTTTTCGGTATCGACCCGAAGAAGAGCGCATGAAAGGAGGAAGAAGAGATGGCAGAAGTTATTTGTATCACAGTTAGCCTTTTAGTGATTCTGCTGAACATGGTCGGAACGATTCTTTTTACTGCCGGAAGCATTGGTAGGAGGACAGGCATGATGCGGACCGGCGTGGTCGTCATAGTGTTTGCAACAATTACAGCGGCGCTGAATTTGTCATGCTATCTAGTTCATCTTTCATTACTCGCATAGCAGCAGTCTGAGCATGGATAAGTTCCTGAAAGTGAACAGAAGAAGAAGGAACGTTCTGATATTCGATCAATGCTTTGCCGTAAGCACTCAAAATGTCCTCAGCATCCTTGCTTGAAAATAGAATGGCATACGTACAATCGCTTTCCAAATTTAAGATATTTTCATTGGAAGGGTTCGCTTGAAATGCGGAGGCTGAACGAAGCAGGGCATGGTACGCTTCTGCTTTGGCGTTAAAAAAGAGCTTTTCTGTTTCGAGTTGGTGTGTTGCACGGAGATTGTATTTTGTCAAATGACAGTTGACAAATACACTCGCCAGTGTGGCAGCACATGAAACAAGAGCTGCAAGTGCTGATATTGATGCGGTAAACAGCGGGTCATTCAAGAAAAACACATCCTTTATGAAAAGACTTATTACAAAAATAAGAATACTGGATTTGAAGCTGAAAATCAAATGCTGTGCAGTGATTTGTTCGATTTGTGAGAAAATCGAGCGAAAATTGTACAAATACACTACATTTGGCTACCATCCGCATTCCAGCCCAAAGAAGAGCGCATGAAAGGAGGGAGCGAGAGATGGCTGAAGACATGAAAAAGCCCTGCGAGCCTGTGGAAGAGGCTGGCAGGGACTACACGACTGTATTTTGTGAGACAGACCCATTGTGTGCTGCGCTGGATGAATTATGCTCCGCATTAAATTTCTGGTATGGTTCAATGAACAACCCGTGGCAGCGGGAAGATCGGGCTTACCGGAAGATGCTGGCTAAACAGACTCAGGCGGCATTGAAGCGAGTATTGGCCGAATCAGCTTCGGAATCGTAGCACGCATAACGGTATTCACTGCACGAGGGTCTTTATAAAAATTGATCTCGCCAGATTGAAACCGGCGGAAAATCTCCCGGTAGCAGTCAACACAAGCTTGGCAGCCATCGAAGCGGGGGCAACCGCTCGGATAGGAAAATGCCGGTGTTTGGCCGGGGCCCTGCACCATCTGTATTTCGGCGTGGAGCCTAGGAGAAGTTTCAGGGAGACACATCGGGCAACTGATGTAAAAATCAATGATATAGGACATAAAGCTCACCTCCTTCCGGGGCTATTATAGCATAACCGGATGGAGCTGAAGGAAAAGAGCGCATGAAAGGAGAGTAGATGGACGACAACAAAAAAGCCCGCATGAGGTGGGCACAGAGGATGGCATTGCACAATGGCAGACAGGACAGGGTGTTTACCGTAACATACGAGGAAGGAGGTGAAAAGGATGGCAGAGAAGTTGACCATGAGCCCGATGGAGTGCTGCGAGGCGTTCCATGTGGTGCCGGACGGGTTTGAACCGATCCAGATGAGCCCGCCGAAGTTTAAGGCCATGTGCATGGCAAATCGGTTTGATTGGTGTGTGCCGATCCCGATGAAGCAGGATGAGTTTCTGATCAGCCGGGCGGGATTTTATGCGTGGCTGGACAGCTTTTTCCGGCAGAAGGTGGGGCGGCTGTGAACTGGTACAACAAAAAAGAGAGCCCGGCGGTGTGACAGCACCGACGAGCCCTGCAAGGTGATAGATGTGACGACCTATCACCACAAATTTACCACAGAACAGGAGAAATTGCAAATGAAAAAGAAGTTGAAGGCGAATGCCTACTACATGGGTTCCATCCTGCTGGGGGTGGGCGTGCTGGTGTGCGCGTCCGGCATTGAGCACAGCGAGGGCTGGGCGATGTTCGGCTGGCTGGCCGCAGCGCTGGTACTGGGCGGCGTGGCCCTTGGGCTGGCCGTGAAGGGCCTTGTGGCCGAGCAGCAGCCGGACGAGGACCGGAAGGTACACAAAGCACCCACCGGCACCGTGACAGCGGGCCGCCGCAGCGGAAGAAAGGCGGGGTAAGGATGGCGGAGAGCGAAACGGCATTACAGGCGTTTGACTACACTGTTCTGCCCGCCAATATGTGCACCGTGATTCGGGCCAACACAGAGGAATTCACGTTGCACATGAACCGGAGCGTGCAGGAGTACGGACAAGCGTGCGTGAATGTGATGAATGTCCATGCGGCGCTGGCCGACCGGTACAGCGGGCGTTGGGCACAGTGGTGCCAGTCGGTCGGGCTGAGCATCCGCAGCGCGACCCGGATGGTGGAGGTTGGGAGCAACGTGATGGGTTCGGCCAAATTGGCCGAACTTGTGCAGGACGGCCAGATCGGAAAGAGTCTGCTGCAAGCCATCTGCGCTCCTAGCGCGGAGCCGGAGGCGGTCGATCAGGTACTTTCGGGGGATATCACGACGCATAAGGAGTATCAGGAACTTTTGGCCCAGCTGAAGTCTGAAAAGGAGCGGGGGGCCGCCGCCGAGGCGCGGGAGGAAGAGGTCTGGAAGATGCACGAGGAGGCCAAGCAGCGGGCCGAAACGGCAGAGAGCCGCTACAAAGCAGCCTTGGCAGATGTAAACAGCCTTGCAGAGGCGAACCAGCAGAAGAATAAAGAGCTGGAGGCTGCAAGGAAAGACCTTCGCGCAGCGAAGGAGTGCTATTCTGTGGCCAAGATGAACGAAGCGTCCCAGTGCGAGCGCATCAAAACCCTGCAAAAGGAAAATGCCGCCCTGAAAAGCCAGCCCATCACCGCCGTGGTGGACGAAGAAGAGATGGACAAGCGTGCCCACCAGCAAGCCTATGCCATTGCCGCCGACATGACCGGGGAGCTGCGGCAAAAGCTGGAAAGGATGCAGGAAAACGACGCGGCGTGGGTGTTTCAATCCAAAGACCGGATGGAAAGCGAGTGGGAGCGCATGGTCCCCATGCTGGAACGGATGGAGCCGGACATCAAAAAGGCAGCGCTGGACGGGGTGCTGAAGATGCTGGGCCGAATCCAAGGACAGGCATTTGCGCTGTACCCGGCGGAAGAGGAGGCAGAGCATGACGTACCGGGTACACATTGAGTGCCGGAGCGCGAAGATGGTGGAGTGCATCGCGTATGTGGTGCAGACGGGCAGTGCGAAGGAAGCCAAGGAAAAGGCCCTGCACACGGCCCGGCAGTACTACACGGAGTTTAACGAATTCCGGGCCTACCACGTGGAGGAACTTGGAAAATGACGCTGGAACAATACAAAGCAAAGCTCGATGAAGAGCTGAAAGCGATGGACTGGCACGAGCGGGACATCAAGAACAGCCGTGCTTACAAGGTGCTGAGCGCGGCAGCGCTGGATCGGGAAAACGTACCGATGGAAGAATGGCTTAAATTGAACGCCTATTTTTACAAGCGCGTTAAGGAATTGCAAGGGTGACACGGAATGGATGGGACGCAGTGTGCCCACGTGTTCGAGATCACGCAGCCGGAATGTCTGGTCTGTGCCGGACGGAACCGAAGCTGCGAAAAATTTGTAGAACGGAGAATGTCGGATGAAAAAGAAAATGAATCTTGCGACAGAGATCGACCTGACGCAGGACAGTGTGGTGCAACTGACGTGCTGGTGCGGGCAGATCGCCCTACACGAGTTGTGGGGGCTTGGGCGTGTGCGGCTGGATCGGATCACCCGGCGGCAAGAGCAGCTGGGCAACGAGAGTCTGGCTGTGGTGATGGTGCCGGATCGCAACGGGATGCCCCAGACCGAAAAGGCCCGGCAGCTTCGGGCGGAGGCGCTGCCGGAGGGCGTGCCGGTGGAGTTCCGGGTCCCGGCGATGCGCACCCCGCGCACCCGGCGGGAGCAGCAGCTCAAAATAGTGGGCGACCGGGCAGCCACGATGGCGTGGCAGTTGATGGCGCTGGCCTGTGTGCAGGAGCTGGGCTTCGGGGCGGAGCGGCTGAATCGGCTGTACCGGGAAATGCGGCACAACTATGAGCAGCTCAACGAGTGGGGCAAGGCCGACGGCATCGAGGTGGCCATGGAAAAGCTGCGGCGCTGCGCGTGCGAGGCGTTGCAGACCGAGGAGATCGTGGTGGAGAACATCGACGACGAGAAGACCGTACAGACTCTGAGCCGGAGCTATCAGGCGCAGGAAGACGAGTTTCTGAAGCGGGCCGTGATGATGGCCGCCGGACGGCGGGCCGGAAAGCAGGGCGGGGCGGCGCTGCCGTTTTCCGGCGACGAGGTGCGCCGGAAGATCGAGGCGGCGAAGGCACAGATGGACACCGGGGCCTACCGGAGGAGGGGTTGAGATGGGCGCGAGCAAGTACATTTACACCGTCTACGACGCGAAGACGGGGGAGTATGTGGCAAAGGGGACGGCGGCGCAGCTGGCCGGGAAGGGCATTTTCAAGGACGCCGGGAGCGTTTCCACCTGCTACCTGAGCAACCGGAAGACCGACAAGCCCCGGCGCTGGCGGATGGAGAGGGTGGAGGTCGGCCCTCTCAGCGCGCAGCTCCCCCAAAGGGGCAACGGCGACGACTGCCACCAGCGGCGGGTGTACATCTACAGGGTCTGGGACATGGCCGAAAAGCTGCTGGGCGAGGGCACCGCGAAAGAACTGGCAGAGCAGGGCGTTTTCGGCGGGGAGAGCACGGTGCGCGATGTTTACCGGCGGGGCGGCAAGAGCGAGAGGTTTGGCGTCGGCAAAATGGTTCGGTGGTGGGAGGTGCGACCGTGCCCGGTGAAACCGTATAAGCGGCGGGGTCCGAACAGGAGACCGGAAGAAAAGCCGGAACTATGCAAGCCGTGCAAGATTCCAAATCCGACGCCGTTACAGCTCGACGTGCACGACCTGTGCCTCTACAACCGCAAGGCTCGGAAGCAGGGAAAGCCGGAGCTGAGCTATGGCGGCTGGGCGGCAAAGGGCAAACCGGGGGAACCTTAATAAGCTCCCCGATGGGGAGTCGGAGTTCTGTTTCAGGATAAATCCCCCAGCAGTTTCATCTGTCGGGGGATTTTGCGACGAATGAGCCGCAGCGGGTGCGGCGGACAGAAGAGTGTCCGCCGTAGGCGCTGGGATTCATTTATATAAAAGAAGGGGTGCAAGGCCCCTTTGGGGAGCTTGTATACCCGTTATTTCTGTGACGGTGGGGATCGTCAGAAGAGAAAGAACACCGGAAGTGAAGGGCCAGCAGGAGGGCAGCGGGATGAGATGCAACTACATCCGCGAGAAAAAGATACTCTGCGGGGATGAGTACATGGCCGTGGGCGTCTACTCCATCACGCCGACCGAGCACAGCACCCGACGGAAGAAGAGCAAGGAGTCCACCGAGGGGCAGAAAGCCAAGAACAAAATGGCTTCCCTGCGCAACCGGCAGCGGGTGGCGCTGGCGAATTTCGACAAACGGGGATTCTTCCTGACCGGGACCTACGACAATCCGCATCTACCGGAGGACATGGAAGCGTGTCTGCGGGACGTGCGGAACTACCGGCGGCGGGTGATCGCGGCAACCTGCAAGCGGTTCGGCGTGGAGAAGAAGCACATCCGCCTGATGCTGGTGGCGGTACGGAAGGGCGAGGCCGGGCGGCTGCACATGCACGGCTTTGCCGAATGCCGGGGGATGGGCGAGGCCGAGCGCCGGGAATGGCGCGGAATGCTGGAAGACCTATGGCGGCGGAGGATCCCCGGAACCAATGAAGTTGAGCCGCTGGGTACGATGGATGCTAAACGGCTGGACATGGGCAAGCTGCTGGGTAAGGACGGCGGAAACGGAACGCTGGGCTACCTATACGGCCACAAAGAACGCATCTGGGTGGAAACGAGCACCCTGCGCCGCCCGGCGGAACAGGCCCCCAACGACACCCGATGGAGCCGGAAGCAGCTGCGGACCGCGTGCGGAGAGATGGCCAACGATGCTTATTGGTGGGGCCAGCGGTTCCCCGGCTGGGAATTGCAGAAGTGCGTGGTGTTGGAGCCGGGAGAGCTGCACGAATCGCCGGGCCGCGAACGGCCGGACGGCTGGGAGCGGAACGAACCGCAATGTTATGTGATCCTGCGGCGAGTGCACGCTGCATCTGCATCTGCGAAACCTCGCACCTGACAGAACCGGTACTGGTATTTTGCGTTGAAACACGCGCCTAAAGGGGGGGCGGTGCCGTGACGAAAGAACAGAAAAAGGCCACACGAAAGGCTCTGCGGCAGTATGCCGAGGGGCCTGTTCGTGCTGCGTGGGCCGAGGTGATCGAAGGGGTGCTGCGGCACTACGAGGCCGTGGAACCCTTGTGCGCCCAGCTGCTGAGGCTGCGGTATCTGGAAGGCAAGACGGAGGACGAGGTGGTGCCCGCGCTGTATGTGAGCCGCAGCACCTACTACCGCAAGGAGCTGGAAGTGCTATCGACGGTAGCGGTGGAAGCGGCGAGGCGGGGGCTGCTGTAGCAAAAATGTTTCAAGTATTTTTCTGCGGCGTGTTGTGGTAGGCTGATAGACAGAAGAAAAACCTCTCAGTCGGCGCAAAGCGCCGCCAGCTCCCCTAGTAGGGGAGCCCTTGGCAGGTCGGTTTTGGCTGTGCTGGGTGAATGGGGTTCGACCGATCGGGAACGGTTGGGCTCCGCGACAGAGGGAAGGTGGGTATATGACGAAAAAGCGGGCGTATTGCAAGAACACGGTGCAGGGCAGCCAGCGGGGGCGGAAGTACCCGCCGAAGCTGCGGGCCGAAGTGGTGATGGCCATGGTGGCGTCGAACAACATCTGCGCGGTGGCGCGGCGGTACAAGGTGCCGGAGTCCACGATCCGCTCATGGCTGGCCGAAGAAGCAGCCAAGGGCGACGCCTTTGCTGAGGCGAGACAGGCGGCGGCGCGGGAAATCGCGGTACGGGCGTCCATCGGGGCCAAGGAACAGGTGGCCTATCTGCAAGGCCGGGTGGCGGAGAGCCAGCGGGCGGCAGAAATTCGGGCGAAGCTGGACAAGCGGCTGGAAGAGGGCGTGCGGGCAGGAGACGCCGAGGTGGGAGCCTTGCTCAAGACCGAACAGGAAGCTCTGGCCGACGCTGCCGAGGTGGGGCTTGTGGTCTACAACAGCCCCGGCAGCTACGACCGGAAGCTCTTGGACAACGACCGGCGGCAGCTGGAAGCACTGCGGGAGCACTACGACGGCCTGACCATGGACGACAAGAACGCTGCCAACGTGGCGCGAGTATTGATGGACGTGGCCGAAAAGGCGGCGGCGCTGACCCCGACGGCCAAAGCGGCCGACGAGACCGAAACGGTCCCGCCGATGATCTGCATCGGAGCCGAAGGAACCGGGGACGAGGCGGAGGTCGAGGTGGAATAGGGCCCCCGATGGGGAGCGCATTGGGAAGCAGGTGAGTGAGACGGAACGCAGGAAAGTGATCTGGAAGCCGCAGCCGAGGCAGCTGGCATTTATGGCCCGCACCGAGGACGAAGCGCTGTACGGCGGGGCTGCGGGCGGCGGCAAGAGCGACGCACTGGTGATCGAGGCGCTGCGGCAGGTGGACATCCCCCACTATCGCGGGCTGATCCTGCGCAAGACCTTCCCCCAGCTGCGGGAGCTGATCGACAAGACCATGCAGTATTACAAGCCCTGCTTCCCGAAAGCGCGGTACAACGGCTCGAACCACTGCTGGACCTTCCCCAGCGGGGCGAAGATCTATTTCGGCAGCCTGAACCACGAAAAGGACAAGTACAACTACCAAGGCCAGCAGTACGATTTCATCGGATTCGACGAACTGACCCATTTCACGTGGGCGGAGTACAGCTACCTCATGAGCCGCAACCGCCCCAACGGTCCCGGCACGCGGGTCTACACCCGCGCCACGGCCAACCCCGGCGGCGTGGGCCACGGCTGGGTGAAGGCAAGGTTCATCACCCCGGCCCCGCCCGGCACCCGGATGGTGCAGTACGTGAAGGTCAAGACGCCGGAGGGCGGGGAGATCGAGCAGCGGCGCACCCGAATCTTCATCCCCTCCACGGTATTCGACAACAAGGCGCTGCTGGCCAACAACCCCGGCTACCTCGGCAATCTGGCCGCGCTGCCGGAGGCGGAAAAACAGGCCCTACTCTACGGCGACTGGAACAGTTTTACGGGGCAGGTGTTCACCGAATGGCGGAACGACCCGGAGCACTACGACGACCAGCGGTGGACCCACGTGATCCATCCGTTCCGCATCCCGGTCCACTGGCGCATCTGGCGCGGGTACGACTTCGGCTATGCGAAGCCGTTCTCGGTGGGGTGGTACGCGGCGGACGAGGAAGGGCGGCTCTACCGGATCAAGGAACTGTACGGCTGCACCGGGACCCCCAACGAGGGAACGAAGGTGAACCCGGTGGAACAGGCCCGGATGATCCGGGAGGCGGAGGAGAACGACCCGATGCTGCGAGGGCGGGTCATTACCGGAGTGGCAGACCCGGCCATCTTCGACGAGAGCCGGGGCGAAAGCATTGCGGCCATGCAGGAGAAAAGCCCGAATTTTTTGCACTGGATGCCCGGCGACCACACGAGGCTGGCGGGCAAGATGCAGTTCCACTACCGGCTGGCCTTCGACGAAGAAGGCAAGCCGATGTTTCAGGTCTTCGACACCTGCAAGCACTTCATCCGAACCATCCCGAATCTGGTCTACGACGAGAGCCGGGTGGAGGACATCGACACGACGCAGGAAGACCACATCTACGACGAGTGCCGGTATGTACTGATGGAGAACCCCATCAGCCCCCGGCAGCATATGGAAGCTCCGCTGCTGCGGGACGATCCGCTGGAACTGGATGGGAGACGGACGAAGTTCTATAGGGTGTAGGGAGCTGGCAAGGACGCTGACCACAGAAGGAGGTACAGTTGGAAGACACGTTAGAAATGACTGCTGCGGAAGAAGTCATCGGCACCGAAGAGGTGGCAAAGGCGGCGCAGCTTTTGCAGCAGTACAAGAGCGGCAAGGCCGCGCTGGACACCCGGATCGTGGACAACGAGCTGTGGTTTCGGATGCGGCACTGGAAGAATTACAAGAACAAGATGATGGAGGACAAACCTACCCCGGCGAGCGGGTGGCTGTTCAACTCCATTGCCAACAAGCACGCCGACGCCATGGACAACTACCCGGAGCCCAACGTGCTGCCCAGAGCGGCGGACGACGAGAAGACGGCGAAGGTCCTCTCGAAGGTGCTGCCGGTGGTGCTGGAACAGGCGGACTACGAACAGGCCTACAGCGACACATGGTGGCGCAAGCTCAAGCAGGGCACCGGCGTGAAGGGCATCTTCTGGGACCCGACGAAGCGCAGCGGCATCGGAGACATCGCCATCAAGAGCATGGACATCCTGATGTTGTACTGGGAGCCGGGGGTGATGGACATTCAGGAATCGCCGAACCTGTTCAGCCTGAGTCTGGAAGACAACGACCAGCTGAAGGCCAAGTGGCCCCAGATGGACGGCCACACCGGGAGCACGCTGGAAGTGGCCAAGTACATCCACGACGAAAACATCTCCACCGCCGACAAGAGCGTGGTGGTGGATTGGTACTACAAAAAGGCTCGCCCGGAGGGGCAACCGCTACTTCATTACTGCAAGTTCTGCAACGGGGTCGTCCTCTACGCCAGCGAGAACGACCCGCAGTATGCCGACCGGGGGTTCTACGATCACGGCCAGTACCCCTTTGTGTTCGACCCGTTGTTCATGGAAGAAGACAGCCCGGCGGGCTTTGGGTACATCGACGTGATGAAGGACACCCAGACCGCCATCGACGAGATGAATCACGCCATGGACGAGAACATCAAGCTGGCGGCGAAGCCCCGCTTCCTGTTGAGCGACGCGGCGGGGGTGAACGAAGAGGAACTGGCGGACTGGTCCAAGGACATCGTGCACGTGGCCGGGGGCATCCGGGACGGCATCCTGAGCCCCTTGCAGACGGCGGGCTTACAGGGAAACTGCATCAGCTACCGGGACGCGCGGGTGAGCGAGCTGAAGGAGATCAGCGGCAACCGGGACGTCTCGCAGGGCGGCACCACTAGCGGCCTGACGGCGGCTTCGGCCATTGCGGCTTTACAGGAGGCGGGTTCGAAGCTCTCCCGCGATATGCTGAAGAGCGCCTACCGAGCCTTCGCGAAAGAATGCTACCTCATCATCGAGCTGATGCGGCAGTTCTACGACGAAGAGCGGGTGTACCGCATCACGGGGCCGACGGGCCAGACGGAGTTCGTGCCATTTTCCGGCCAAGCGCTGCGGCCCCAGCCGGTTGGCATGGTGGGCGGCGTGGAGCTGGGGGCCCACGAGCCGGTGTTCGACATCACGGTGAGCGCGGCGAAGAAGAGCACCTTCAACCGCCTCTCCCAGAACGAGACGGCAAAGGAATGCTACCAGCTGGGGTTCTTCGCCCCGGCCAACGCGGACGCCGCACTGGCGGCGCTGGACATGATGGACTTTGAGGGCATCGAGAAGGTGCGGGAGCGGGTACAGCAGAACGGCACCCTCTACCAGCAGCTGCAACAGGCCATGGAGCAGGTGCAGAAGATGGCCGGGCTGCTGGATCAGATGACCGGCTCCAACATGAGCGCAGCGGCAGGAGCGGCCGCACAGGCTGCCGGGGCATCCGGCGGAGGCAGCGGCGGGACCAGCGAGGGGCTGAGCGCCACCAACGGCCTTGGGGCACAGGTGGGCAGCGGCGGCAACAGCCTTGCCACACAGGCGGCGAAGCGGGCCATGAACGTGAATAACCCGAATAAGTAGCCCTCTCACCGCTCCATCCGCCAAGGGCGGCGCGTCGCGGAGCTCCCACGAAGATGGGAGCTCTGCTTAGAGGAATTTTTACAGGAGGCAATGAATGATTCAGGTAACTTACAACGAGGTCGGCGACGAGATGATCCTGCGGGCGGAAGGGCACGCAGGGTACGCCGAGAAGGGCAAGGACATCGTTTGTGCAGCGGTGTCGGTGCTGATGCAGACGCTGGCGTGCAGCGTCGGGACCTGTATGGGCAACGACGGAAAAGGATTTTCGGTTGTGTGCAAAAAGAGCAATAACAATATCGCGAAGTTTGAGTTGGTGACGGACGGGCTGGTTCTGTTGCAGCGAGAATACCCGGAAAACGTGCGGTATATCAATGCGACCGAGAGAAAGACCAAAGCACTGGAGTTGCAGCTCTTTGCAGATGGCGGTGCTGCTTCTACCGGGGACGCTGCACCGGCTGCGGACAATGCAGCGGAAGGCGGTGCTGACCCGGAGGCGACGGACTCCGCGGCGGAGGGCAGCGGCAGCGAGAACGGCGAAGGCGAAGCGGGCGAGGAGGCCAAGAAGCCCAGCCCGGCGGAGCGGCGGAAGGCGTTCGGGCAGATGATGAGCGGCGAGTACAAGGACCTTGCCGACGAGATGATGCAGAACGCGGTGCAGATCGCGGCGCAGAACCTCGAAGCCAGCCCGGAGATGCGGGGGCTGCTGGAAGCCATCGCAGAGAAGTACGGCACCGACGCCACCGACCTTACGGCCCTGACGGACGCCATCCGCAACGGCGTGGTGAAGGACGACGCATATTTCGAAAAAATCGCCATGGAGAAGGGCATCTCTGTGAGGACCGCGCGGGAGATGGACAAGCTGGAGACCCAGAACAAGCGCCTGACCGCCCAGCAACAGGCGGCCCAGCAGATGCAGAAAGCCGCAGCCGAGCGGGCCCGGATCGCCCAGATTCAGGCCCGGTGGGACGCCGAGGCCGAAGCGCTGAAGGCGAAATACCCGGAGTTTGACCGGGAAGAGGTGCTGGCAAACCCGGAGGTGGAGAAGATGATGCGGGCGGGCTGCTCGATGGAAGCGGCCTACCGGGCAGCATACTTTGACCGCCTGATGGCCCGGCAGACTGCCGCAACGGCCCAGCAGACCGAACAGGGAGTGCTGAACCGGGTGCAGCAGCGGGCCAGCCGCCCGGCTGAGAACGGCACCCGCCCCGGCGGCGCGGTGCAGACCCACCTCGACGTGGAACACATGAGCCGTAAGGACCGCGAGGCGCTGGAAAAACGGGTGCTGCGCGGGGAGATCATTACGTTGTAGCCCTCTCAGCGCGCAGTCCGGCGAAGCCGGAGCTGCTTGCAGCTCCCCCGAAGTGGGAGCTCTGCTTAGAGGAACAAAAATATTTCAGGAGGAAAAAACATGAAGGACAAGACCATGAAGCTGGATCTGCAGATGTTCGCACAGGCCAGCGCACAGTTGCAGAACACCACGACCGCATCCGGCATGAGCGCCGAGATGAAGACCTACTACGAGAAGCGGCTGCTGGATCAGGCGGAACCGGCACTGGTGCACGACCAGTTCGGCGATAAGTACCCCATCCCGGCCAACGGCGGCAAGACCATCGAGTTCCGCAAGTACGACAGTCTGCCCAAGGCGACCACGCCTCTGACCGAGGGCGTGACCCCCGACGGCCAGAACCTGAACGTCTCCACCGTGACGGCAGAGGTGAAGCAGTACGGCGGCTGGACCCCCATCACCGACACGCTGCAGCTGACCGCCATCGACAACAACATCGTTCAGGCCACCAAGATCCTTGCCTCTCAGGCGGGCCGCACCATCGACAGCGTGGTGCGCGACATCCTTGTGGGCGGCACCAATGTCATCTACGCGCCCAAGGTGGCCGACGGCGTAAAGGCCGAGGTGAAGAGCCGCGCCAATCTGGACAAGACGGCCAAGCTGACCAGCGAACTCATCATGAAGGCGGCGACCCAGCTCAAGGCCATGAACGCCGACCCCATTGATGGCAGCTACATCGCCATCATCCATCCTTACATCTCCTACGACCTGCGCAGCGACCCGGCTTGGATCGACGTGCACAAGTACGCCCAGCCGGATGAGATCTACAACGGCGAGATCGGCAAGCTGCACGGCGTGCGGTTCGTGGAGACCAGCGAGGCGAAGATCTGGAAGGACGCCACCTGCCCGGCGGGTCTGGCCGTGTTCGCTACCCTGATCCTTGGCGCCCACGCTTACGGCACCACCGAGATCGAGGGCGGCGGCCTCGAACACATCGTAAAGCAGCTGGGCTACGGCGACGACCCGCTGAACCAGCGTGCATCCGTGGGCTGGAAGGCCACCCAGACCGCAGAGCGTCTGGTGGAGCAGTACATGATCCGCATTGAGAGCGTTTCGACCTATTCGGCCAGTGCATCGGCGAACTAAACGAGCCCTCTCAGCGCGCAGTCCGGCGTTGCCGGAGCTGCTTGCAGTGCCCCCGAAGTGGGAGCTCTGCTTAGAGGAACCCCTCAGTCTGCGTTGCAGACAGCTCCCCGATTGGGAGCGTTTTGAGCCCGAACGGGCAGATAGGAGAACAGCAAATGGCAGCAAAGAAAGAAAACAACGGTGAAGGTGAAATGGTGAGCATCCGGCTGTTCAGCGACAACGGGCGCTACAAGGGCGACCTGTTCGTGAGCGTGAACGGCGTGAACTACCAGATCAAGCGCGGTGTGACCGTACAGGTGCCGCCGGAGGTGGCGGAAGTGATCCAGCACAGCGAGGAGCAGGACGCCCAGAGCGCGGCGCGGATGGAAGCCATCATCGCACGCGGGGAGTGACCTTGCCCTCTCAGCGCACACAAAATCGAACCCCGGCCCGGCGGCACCGCTGTGCCGGGGAATTTTTTATTGGAGGCCAGATAAATGACGGTAGGAAAAGCAATTGAGCTGGCGGACAAGCTGCGGGCCAACAACGGGTTCGACCGCGAGCTGAAGATCTTATGGCTGCGGCAAGCGGATGCGGGGCTGCGGAAAAGCGTGGTGGAGAAAAGCGACACCGACGCCTTCGACGCTGTGGGCGCGGATGTGCTGTACGACCGGGAAGAGGAGATGCTGCGGCAGGATGCCGAGCTGATGCTGCCCCAGCCTTACGATGACTACTACCCGCACTACCTGAGCGCCCAGATGGACCTTGCCCTCGGCGAGACCGACCGGTATGCCAACGAGATGCAGGTGGCGAACAACTGCCAAGAGGAATTTGCCATCTGGTGCCGCCAGCATTACCTGCCGAAAATGGACACGAAATGGAGGTATTGAAATGGCGCTTCCGAGCGTATACAGCCTTTCGACCGGGCGGAGCAGCCTGACGGCCTTCGGCGGGCTGAATGAGAGCTATGCCTGTGCGGAGGCGGAATTTACCCGGATGCAGAATTTTTCCAGCCGAGGGTATCCGGCGTTACAGACCCGGACGCCCCGGCGGAAGATGGAAGCAGTGGAACACTGCAACGGGATGTACCATCTGAACGGAATGCTCCTGTGCGAGGGGACGACGCTGCGATACAAGGCCGACCATGAGGAAACGCTTGCCACGCCGGCCGCAGAGGAAGAGATCGTGCTGGAAAACGCCGTGAGCGACAGTGAGAAGATCATGGTGGGTATGGGCACGAAGATCATCCTCTTCCCGGACAAAGCAGCTTTTGACACCAAAACCGGCAGCCTGACCCCGCTGGGCGCTGGGTGGGAGAGCACCGGCACCGTGACCCTGACGCCCTGCGATGCGGCGGGCCGGACTTACACCGCCACCGGGCACGCCGCAAAAGAGCCGGACAATCCCACGGACGGGCAGGTCTTCTTGAAAGTCATAAACAGCCAAGTGCCCTACAGCAGCGAAAGCGTGCTGGAAGTGTACAACGAGACCTTGGGGAGCTGGTCGGCGGTGGAGCTGAACTACTGCAAGATCGAGGCAACGGGCATCGGAAGGGATTTTGCGGTGTGGGACACGGTGACGATCAGCGGCATCGGGGCCAACGAAGACGGGTACTGGAAGGAGCTGACGGGGGACCGCGTAGTGTATGCACAGGGAGATGACTTCGTGCAGGTAAAGGCGGAACCCGGTGGCGATTATTTCTACGGGACCCTGACCAAGGAGGGAGATCGTCTCCGCTGGCAGAGCATCGACGGAAAGGGCAGCGGCTTGGAGGGCAGCCTCGAACTGTTCCGGGTGGAGCGGCGGGTGCCAGACCTCGACTTCCTGACCGAGTGCGACAACCGGGTATGGGGCTGCTCCAGCCGGGAGAATGTGATCTACGGCTGCAAGCTGGGCGACCCGACCAACTGGTTCTCCTACCGGGGAACGGCTGCGGACAGCTACGCTGTGACCGTGGGCAGCGACGGCGAATTCACCGGCGCCGCCACCTGCATGGGCTACGCCTTATTTTTCAAAGAGAACACCCTGCACAAGCTCTACGGCAGCCGCCCGGCGGATTTCCGGCTGGTGAGCGTCCAGTGCCGCGGTGTGGCGAAACACGCAAGCCGCAGCCTGTGTGTGATCGCGGAAGTGCTGTACTACCTGAGCAACGACGGCGTGATGGCGTGGGACGGCAGCTTGCCCGTGAAGATCAGCGGCGTGCTGGACAGCACATGGCTGATGAACGTGCGCGGCGCGGTGGGCGGCGTGCTGGATACCCGGTACTATCTGCACATGCGGCAGCCCAGCACCGGCGAAACGAGGCTGCTGGTGTACGACACCGAACGGCAGCTCTGGCACGAGGAGGACGTGGCCGGGGACAGCGAAGCCGAGGGCTGGGCTATGTGCTCCACGGGGCGGCAGCTCTACCAATGGGACGGCGCAAGCCTCTGGGCCACAGAGCCGAACCGCGAGGCCGACCGGGACACCGACGAGGCCAAAGCGGCGCTGGAAAAGAATGTGGCCTTCGACGCGGTGACCGGCGACATCGGCCTGAACACCCCGGCGGACAAATATGTGAGCCGGGTGACGCTGCGGGTGGATGCGCTGGCCTACAGCGTGGTGAAGCTGCAAGCCAGCTACGACGGCGGGGCGTGGGAGACGCTGGGCGAGGCAGCGGTGCTGAACAAATACACGCGGGTCAACCTGCCCTTTGGGCCAACACGGCACGACACGATGCGCTTGCGGCTGACCGGAACGGGGCAGATCGCGGTGCGGAGCGTCGCCTTTACCATGGCGGACAGCCGGGGCAACCGGGTGGCCGGCGGAGAACCGAGGAACTGATATGGCGGATATTACACGCTTAGGCGAGATCAGCTTGCCGAAGTTGAGCGAAGACATGAACCCGGAGGATGCGCGGGCCATCAACAACTACCTGATGCAGCTCCGGGATCAGATGCTGTACATGATGCAGAATCTGGACGAGACGAATTTTTCCGACACCATGCGGGACAAGCTCACCGCAATGGGGTTGAAGGTGGAGTGAACCTCTCGGCGCGCGGGCAGCGGGCTTGCCCTCTCAGCGCGCAGTCCGCCTGACGGCGGCGCTGCTTGCAGCTCCCCCAAGGTGCAACGGCGACGACCGCCGCCAGTGGCGGAAGCAGGGAGGAGCTGTTGGGGCAGCGGCCAGCAGGATGCGAGCAAAGCGAAGCAGACGCTGGGAGCCGCAACCCGTAGAGCTCTGCTTAGAGGAACACCTCAGTCTGCGTTGCAGACAGCTCCCCGATGGGGAGCAGTTAAAAATGGAAGGAGACAAGACAAATGGCAAGTGGAAAAGCGTGGGAATATTTCATTCCCGGATGGAGCGCTGTGCGGATAACGCAGGACATCTACAACGCGGGAAAGGACTACATAGACAACCGCAAGGCCAGCAACACCGCAACGACGAACCGGGTGAATGCGGCGCAGAGCAACCTGAACAGCCTGAAGAGCCAGATGCCGGGCGAGTACAAAAGCGAGTACGGCAGCCAGATCGGCAGCACGCAGAGCGAACTGAACGACCTGACGAAAAAGGGCTTTTCCTACGATTACACGAAGGACAACGCCTACCAGCAGTACAAGAACCGCTACACCCGCGGCGCAGAGCTGGCCAGCGAGGACGCCACGGCACAGGCGGCGGGCAAGACCGGCGGCTACGGCAACAGCTGGGCCAGCACCAACGGGCAGACGGCCTATCAGAGCACCATGGCGGGGCTGAGCAACGCGGTGGATGACCTGTACAGCCAAGCCTTCGACGAGTACACCTCGAAGAAGAACGACCTGACCACCCGGCTGGAAGCATTGCAGAAGCAGGAGCAGCTGGCGCAGGATGCCTATAACACGAAGCTGAACAATTACTATAGCCAGCTCAACAACGCACAGGCCGAATACGCCGACGCGGTGGGCGAGAAGCAGCAGAACACGGCCAACAAGACGAAGTTCTGGGGGAACGTGGCACAGGTGGGTGCGATGGCGCTGCCGTGGGTGCTGCGGGCGATGGGCGTGCCGATCTGAGTGGCTTGGAAGGAGTGTGACGATATGCTTTTTGATACGTTGAAGCGGAAGAACAAGGCGGAGCAGGAAGAACAGGAATGGAATGCCAACCGCCCGGCGGACTATGTGAGCCAGAACAAGGAGGCTATGGACGCGCTGACCGGGGAGATCGGCAGCGGGTACGATGGGAGCGAGCTGGCGAAGGCTTACCAGCAGTACCGCGACCAGACCGCCGCCGCGGCAGCGGCGGCCGCCGACAACACGCGGGCCAACGCGGCGGCGCTGAGCAGCGGGTACGGCAACAGCTGGGCGGACAGCTTGGCAGCACAGGGACAGGGCGCGGCCACCGCGAACATGGACGCCGCCCTGACAGCCCTGCGCAGCCGGGCCCTGAGTGAATACAAGAACCGGCAGAGCGGGCTGGTGGAAGCCCTTTCCGGGATGGGAAACACCGAAGCGCTGGATCGCTCGGCATACGGCTCGAACCTTTCGAACTGGTACAACCGGCAGAATTTTTTATCCAACCAGAGCGCACAGGCCCGGAACGAGAACGACAACTACTGGAACAACCTCTGGAACGGCATCAGAACCGTGGGCAATGTGGCCAAGAGCGCCTACGACGGGTACATGGGCTACACGCAGCAGCAGTGGGAAAATGAGTTTGCGCGGGAACAGTGGGAGTACAACAAGAACCGCACCGATCAGAGCGACGCACTGAGCGCCTACCAACAGGCATTCAACCTGTACACGCAGGGCGCGGGCGACGCGGCCAGCGACGTGCTGAACCGGTACGGCCTGAACGCGGATGCCTTTGCGAATTACACTGGGGCACCCATCACGCGGGACGATCAGGCGAGTGTGCTGAGCACCGCGGCTTCTCTGGTGGCAAGCGGAAATCAGGAAGCAGCGGCCAACCTGCTGAAGATGTACGGCATGGACGCCAGCGCAGCGGGCAATTACGGCACGCTGACGAGCCGACTGCTTTCCACCGCTGCGGCCAAGGCGGCGGCCACCAAGACGGGCAGCAGTTCGGGCTCCGGGAGAAGATCTTCGGGCAGAAGCGGCAGCTCCGGCACAGCAAGCGGATACACCACCAGCCAGCTCACGAGCATGGCCAACAAATTTTCCAGCATGAAGGACACGAATCCGCTCTACAGCCATTACAAGGAGGTCCTGACCGATGCGGGATGGTTGGAACCGGAGACGGTGAGCGGCACCACAGGGACGCTTACGGCCCCGCCGGTAGTGGAACCATATACCCCGGCCAGCTCGAAGCTGCGGCTCTCGAACACCGGAAATCACACGACGCAGAAGGCAACGAGTGGGCAGACGAGTAACACAAGCACCGGAATGCCCTACAGCAACGCCCTGAGCTACGCAAAGGGCTGGAAGGCGAAGGGTCTGAACGCCAACGAGATCGCGACCCGGCTGATGAACATGGGCGCGTCGGACGACGTGATCGACAAAGCAATGCTGAACGCAGGATTTTAAGGAGGATGTAGGATGGCATGGAAGGCAGGAAGTGCGGCTGCGCTGCGGGCGCAGAAAGAAAAAGGCCGGCACCAGAATCAGGAAACGACAGCGGCGAGCACGCCCGCAAAGGCCACACAGACTTCGACGGCTGCGGGCGGCTGGGCAAAGGGCAGCGCGGCAGCATTGCGGGAACAGAAGCAGACGGAAGCGACAAATATCGACCTGACCTCGAAGGCGTTTGACGAGTACCGGGCAAACAACAATCTGGGTTTTGCGGACGAGATGGACAGCCGGAGAGACTGGCTGAACCAGCAGGACATGGGCACCAAGGACATTTACAAGGATGTGAACCGCTGGAAAGACACCGACGACAACCGGAACCTTTCTGAGGCGGTGAAGCGCATCGACGGGACTCATGGCGCTTACACGGACGCAGACCTCATCAAGAACAGCAACTGGACACAGGCGGACATCGACCGGGCCCGCGCGATCAATCAGCAATACGAGACGCTGCCGCTGGCCTACCGGGCCGGGCGGCGGCTGGGCAACAGTGCCAAAAGCCTTGCGGCCAGCATTGCCGGTGCAGGGGCTATGGCGGCGGGTGCTCTGCCGCAAGCGGTGGGCACCGAGATCAAGGACGACGACCGCACCCGCACCCTGATGCGTGCCATCCAGCGCGTAGACGGAACCAACGGGATGTACACCGACAAAGACCTTGTGAGCGCCGGGTGGACAGAAGAGGAGATCAAGGACGCACGTGCACGGCTCGCTGCGGGCAAAGCCAGCAGCAAGGTGGACAACCCCGTTTATAACTGGGGCAGGGACACCCACCAGAAAAGCGAAGAGTGGCTGGCGGATGCACAGGCGGGCGAAAGCGGGGAAGAGAGATTTTTGCACAACGCGGCCATGAGCGCGGGCGAGAACCTCGCGCTGGGTGCCGTGAACCCGGCTCTGGTGCTGCCGGTGCTGAGCTTACAGGGCGCAGGTGACAGCTTGGCGGCCAGCGACGCAAAGGGGGAAAGCCCCGAAAAGGCGATGGCAAAGGCGGCGCTGAAGTTCGGCGCGGGCTGGGCTATCAACTCGGTGGGCGCGGCAGACCTTGCAGAAACTATGGGCTCGGACTACGCAAAAAATACCGTGGCCGGGCAGATCGCGGGATGGGTGCGCGGCATGGCAGGAAAATCGGATTTTGCGCAGAAGTACCCTGCCATCGCGAACGCGGTGACCGGCGGCATCGATAACGCCATGCAAGCCTTCGTGGAAAGCTATGCAGACCAAGCTATTGACGCAGCTATGGGCGACACAGAAGCGGCGAAGCAGATGCTCACGCAGGAGAATTTCCTTTCGGCGTTGGAGAGCGGCCTTTCTGGCGGCGTATCCGGCGCGATGGGCGGTGCAGCGGGCACCGGCGTGCGTGTGGTAAAGGCCAAGGCCGAGCAGAAAGTGCAGAATGCCATGGAAGCGCGTGCACAGGCAGCACAAAAGGCTGCGGCGGAGAAGGCGAAAACTCCCTCAGTCACCTCCGGTGACAGCTCCCTCGGAGAGGGAGCCTTAGAGGGACAGACGGCGGTGAACGATGACCCGGCGGTACATACGGCGGCGCAGAATGCCAGCATTGAGGAATACAAGAACAGCGTAGACCCGGCAATGGCAAAGTATGTGGACGATGTGCGCGCGGGCAAGAAATTGGAACCCTTTGTTGTGAGCAAGACCGGCGACCGGATGCGCAGCGCGATGATGGAGCTGACGGGGCTTGACAAAGTAGGCGACTACACCATGCTGGACAACAACGGCGTGATGCACATCACCAACCGCCACGCGGGCGGCGACGGCAGCGCCGACGCTACCATGAAGGAGAGCGCCGACGTGGCCCGTGCGGCCTATGTGCTGAACAATTTTGACAATGCGTACTTAGCAAAAGACCGCGCAGATGGTTACATGACGAGCAACGGCAAACGTGCGCCGATCGTGCTCTTTGAGAAAAAAATAGACGGCAGCCACATTGTCGTGGAAGCCGTCTGTGATACAAAGAAAAATAAGAATTTTATTGTTTCGGAATATCTTTCTAAGAATGGCATTGACGAAAAAGAAATAGCGAAAGTCCTGCGATCCCCCGTGAATGCCGCTGCCGACCCTGAGGATAACGTCCGAAACGTAGTCGCAGATCCTTCCGCTATGACCGCACCGCCGCCGCAGTCCCCTATGGATGCCGTTGCCGACTTCAGGGATACGTCCGAAACGTTAGCTGAAGATCACGGTGCTGAGGCCAGTATAGCACCGGAAACGGCCCGCGTCAACGAGAAGGGCGTGGAAAACGCCGGGGAAACGGTGGAAACCGCCCGCGTCAACGACTATGCGGACGTAGACCGGAAGGTTGACCCGGCGGGGCTGGACGCGGCGGACGAGGGAAGCGGGCAGATGCGGGAGACCTACGGGCTGCGGGAACCCAGCGGCCAGACGGCCCGGCAGAGCGAGGTACAGCGCCAGTTGGAGCAGTGGGGCGTGGAGAGCGGCAAGACCAAGGCCGCGCAGGACATCAGCCAGAAGCTGCCCGCCAACGTGGATGCTGATCGGTATGCCGCCGCGGCTTCAACGATCTACCATCTGGCGCAGATGGACGAGGTGAAGAGCTTCGACGACGCGCTGCGGCTGGCCGGTGTGATGGACAATACTGCCCTGAACGTCAATTATATTCTGGACAGCGGCGAGGGCGGGCGGATCGCACTGAATACCGCCTACCTCTACGGTGCAGACACCAAGGAACAGGCGGGCGGCTACGGCGGCGGCCTGACCGACCAGAGCACGAGCGGACAGGGGCTGGTCTACTATAAAGGGACGCTGGATCACGACGGCACCGACATGGGCAGCCGGATCATCGAGCTGAACGCCGCCGCCACCGGCACCGACGCTGTGCTGAAGAACGTGCTGCAAAACAATCCGAACGTCCGGGCCTATGTGAACAGCGAGACGGCCCGTATTTTCTTCGGGGACAGCGTCAGCGACATTTTCGGCACCGTGCTGCACGAGGACTACCACTGGTATAACTCCCTCGACCAAGCGGGCGCAAAGAGCTTGCAGGACCATGCCCTGACCTACCTTGCCCAGATGGACGGCTACGAGAGCGTGGACGAGATGATCCGGGACAAGATGGACGTGTACGCCAGCCAGAAGCTTACCTACGAACAGGCAGCCGAAGAGCTGGTGGCAGATGCGTGGCGGGGGATCTTTGCGACGGAAGCGGACTTCAAGCGCTGGGTGGAATTCCAGCGCGGACAGGCCGAGAAAAATGCGGGCGTGAGGGGTTCCATCCACAAGGTGATGAACCGTGTGAAGAATCTGCTGAGCGACATCATCAGCCGGGCCAAGGAAGTGCTGACCATCGACCCCGGCAACGCCGCCGCCCTGAAGGCAAAGCGGCTGGCCGAGGCCCAGAGACGGACCTTGCAAGACGAATACTTCGCCCACGCCGAAAAGGCCATGGACACCCTGCGGACAGCAAAAGAAAACGCCGCAGCCCTCAAAACCGAGAGCGCGGCGGAAGGACGCAGTATTCGTTTTTCGATCCAGAAGGATGCCGACGGAGAGAGCTACATCAAAATTGATGAAGATATCCTGAACGGTGTTCCACAGGAAGATTGGAAAACCGTAGTGAAGCAGGCCATCAAAGAACGGTATCCGAACGGTTTTGAGCGGAACGGCTGGACAATTTTGAACAGCAAAGATGGACGAAATGAATTTGTATGGTCGAAGTACACAAAAGCACTGCAATGGGAGAATGCCGAAGCATACGCCGATAAAATGCGGATGGCGTCGAATTTGGATGAAATCATCAAAACGGCAGATGAAGTTTACCGGGAACCTGCCCACCACAAAAATGCAGAAGCATTCAACCGCGGCAAAATTAAAGTCATGGTCGGGCCGAATGCTTATGAGGCGGATGTCCTGACAGCTATCAGGGCGGATGAACGGGAGATTTTCTATGACATTGTAAATGTTCAGCCTACAAAAATAGAACCCTTCGGTGGTACCCACGTAGAATCCGAAGATTCAAGGAGTAGATTGCCGAAGGGTTCTATTTATCAGGAAAGCGCTGACACGGTACTCAAAACCGAGGAGGGCGGTGAACGCCCGAACTTTCCTGCTAAAAACAGTATAGCACAAGATTCCGCCGAAAGCAAGAGAACCGACGAACCTGTGAAGAAATCGGTGCGCTTCCAGCTGAGTGCTCCGGTGGAGGTGGACCAGAACAAAGACCTTGTGGCCGTCCACAACCTGACTGAAGGAAATCTGCGGGAAGCGCTGGAGCTGGGCGGGTTGCCGTCGCCGTCGATTGCGGTGGTCAAGGCACAGGAAGGCCATACCAAATACGGCCCCATCTCGCTGGTGTTCAACTCCGATACCATTGACCCCATGGTGAACCGGGCCAATCGAATCTATGGCTCCGACGCATGGACACCGACGCGGCCGAACGTGGAGTATGCAGTAAACGGAAAGGCCCTGACGGCCTTTGAAAAAGCCATCTATAACGCCAGCGAGGACGCGTTTGAAGGAAAATTTGTCAACAGTGCGGCACTGCAACGTATGGGCGTGGGGGAAGTGAGCAGCGAAAACAGGACGGAACTTGCCCAGAAGCTGCAGCGGGAGACCGCAGTGCAGCTGGCGTACCTGAAAGAAAAGGGCCAAACCGTAGAGCCGATATACAAAACCGAACGGGAAACGTTTGACAGCATGGGAAATGACGTGCTGGAAAAGGTGGTGGAACGCGCAGGAGCGGACGAGATCAAAAACGCTTTCGAGAACGGCGATTTTGACCTGCTGGATAAGATGGCCGATAAAGCGGCGGACGCACTGGAAGAAAAGTACACCCATGGAGCGCTGGAAGGACAAAATAAGCGTTGGCAGATGCGCATTGACAAGCTGCGCAAGGAGAACCGCGGGCGGTTGTATGGACTGATCGAGCACGCCTACAAGATGTTGACGGATACCAGCGCCGGCAAGGCTATGCTGGACGTGGAAGCAACGCGGGAGGCCATCCGTGAAGCAGCCCCAGAAGCACAAGTGGAACGGTGGGCCTACGACAAGCTGGGGGATGTGCTGGGTGAGAAAGGAATCCGCAACCAAAAGGATCGCTTTACCAGAAGCGGTAAGAGCCGCAGCTTTTCCGAGCTGCACAACCCTTATACGCTGGAAAATCTTGTGGCAGCTATGAATGCTCAGAATGCACGAGGGCAGGATACATGGGGCCTTTCGGCCAGCACTCTGATGAGCACCGCGACGGCAGAGTATCAGAATCTGGACGAAGTGCGGGCAGACAAAGGCCGCTTGCAGCAGATGCCGGAAGAAGAGTACAAGGCGCTGCTGGAAAAGGCGGATCACCAGATCGAGGCTGTGATCGGCAAGCTGCGCAGCGAAACCGAAGCTCACGCAGACAACAGCTTTGAAGAGCGGGAAATCCTCGGCGACATCCTGTTGCGGGCCGCACAGGGAAAGCAGACCATGGCAGCGGTCAGCAAGGCATTTTCCAAGGAAGGGTATGCCATCAGCCGGGAGACGGCAAAGCAGATCGTGGCGCTGTACAAGACCATCGCAGACATCCCCACCGGGTACTTTGAGGCGAAACCCCAGCGAGCCGTGGGGTTCGACGAGGTGCGGGCGGCTATTGTGCCGGACAATGCTTCGGCGGCGCTGGTGGACAGCCTGAAGGAAAAGGGCGTGACCGTCTACGAGTACAAAGCCGGGGATGATGCGCAGCGCACGAAGGTGCTGAACCAAGTGCCGAACGTCCGCTTCCAGATGGCCGAACAGGCCGACCGGGATGCGAAGCGGAACCGCCAGCGGCAAGCCAGCCGGACCATTGCGGACAACAGCGCGGCCATCAAGACGCTGACCGAGATGATGGGCCTGACCCGCGGGGTGCGGGTGAGCGACGACAGCATTCTGGGCGTGGCAGAACGGCTGGTAAAGGCCAGCGGCGCGAAGGGCAAGGCCGACACCGAGCGTGTGGCCCGCGAGATGCGCACCCTGATCGAGTACATGAAGACCGAAGGGGCCGACATGAACAAGGCGCAGGGGCTGGCCGAGACCATTGCCGGGGAGATCCTCGACGAGGCGACTTACCGGAATACGGAGCTGTGGCAGCAATACCCGGAATACCACGAGCTGAGCTACACCGTGGACAAGAACGGCAAAGCCAAGGCGGAACTTGTGCGCCAGTACGGAAGCTGGAGCGAAGCGGTGGCCGAGGCCCGGAAGCACGGCGTGAAGCTGCGGCAGGAGGAAGGACACCGGGACGGAAACCCGGCGGAAGAATACGAGGCCATTGTGAACGATACCCGGAGCATGGGCGGCACAAAGCAGGGCGCAGCGGAATTGTTCCGGGGAGCCGCCAAGGCAGCGGGCGTGGACGGCGCGGCCAGCATGGAGAGCACCGAGTGGCTGGATGTGCTGATGAACGTGCACGACACCATCAAGCCCAAGATGATGAGCCGGTTCGCGGATGTGGCTGAGTACGAAGATGCCAAGGTGGAGCTGGCGGGCCGGATGATCGGCGACTTGTTGAATGTGAACGAGATGAACGACGCACAGGCCATCTTCGATTCCTTCCAGCAGTGGCAGCGCCGGGCCGCAGCGGCAGCAGCCGGAGACGAAACCAGTGCGGCCAAGGCTGTGAAAGACCTGCGGGCTGTGCAGAAGGAGCAGACGAGAGAATTCAACCGACGTTTGGCGGAGAACCAGAAAGCCGGGAACCAGAGCGAAGCAGTGCAGCAGATGCAGGAGCAGCAGCGCCGGAATGCCAAGGCAGAAGCGATGCTGGACGCCAATCTGGATGCACTGGGGGTGGACATCACCAACTCCGGCGACATGGCCGAGAAGCTGGATGTGTTGAAGGAAGCCTACGAACGGGAATGGAGAGCCGAGAAAAAGCGCCTGAAGGAAGAGCGGCAACAGATGCTGGATGAGATCACGCTGGAAAACAAGACCCTGAAAGCGGAGAACCGGGACCTCGCCCGGCAGGTGGCCAACGAGCAGCGCCGGGCTGACCGGGCGGAGTACAGCCAGATCGTGCAGGAGCGCGAGATCATGGAGTGGGAAGCCGAGAACCAGAAGAAAGCCGAAGCGTGGCAGCAGAAACAGGCCCAGAAAAATGCCATTGCGGTGGAAGTGGCCCGCCAGCAGCGGGACGAGGACATTGCCGTGGCAAAAGCACTGGCCGAAAAGCGGGTGCAGCGGGCGCGGGACGGACGGAAGGCTGATGAGCTGAAGCGGAGCATCCGGAACAACGCCGCCCAATTGAACCAGATGATCCTGCGGCCTTCGAAGGGCAAGTATGTGCAGCCGCGGCTCATCCAACAGGCGGCAGAGGTGGCGAAGCTGGCGGATATGGCCGTTCTGAACGATGCGGCGGTGCGGAAGCTGACAGCGCTGGCCAACACCATCAGCCAGACGCAGGGCACGGCCAGCGACCCCAGCAGCCTTGCCTACGACTGGGAGCAGACCGGTGTGCCGAAGCTCATCCAAGCCTTACAGGCCGACATGATGAACGCGAAACAGGCAAAGCTGGACCGGCTGCACCAGCAGTTGACCGAGGCCGAGGCTCTGGGCGACGGCGAAAAGGCCGAGAGGCTGCGGGACCGGCTGAAGGCCCGTATCAGGGAGACGGAGAACCGCACCTATCTGCCTATGACGGTGGAGCAGCTGCGGATGCTGAAAGCCATCACGGCGGGGACGCTGCACGTGATCCGCACCGAAAACAAGACCCTGAGCCTTGCCAAGGCCGAGGAAGTGGACGCCTTTGCCCAGAAGGCCGGGCTGGAAGTGCTGGCCGCCAAGGGAAATGAGAGCGGCAGAATCCGGGATGCACTGACCAAATACAATCTCGACATGCTGGGCGCGAAGCGAGTCTTCCGGATGCTGGGCGGGTACACCAAAAACGGCCAGATGGAAAAGCTGGCCGACATGCTGAACCAAGGCCAGCTCCGGCAGACCCAGATCACGGTGGAAGGCACCAAGCTCTTCGACAACGTGACAGGCAAGGCCAACCTCAAGCAGATGGAGCGGTTCGCTGGCCCCGGCGCGGAGCTGGTGGACATCGGGCTGACGGACGCAAAAGGCAAGGCCGTGCCGCTGACCCATGGGCAGCTGTGCAGCCTGTACATGCACTTGCAGAACACGGACAGCCGGGAGCACCTGCTCAACGGCGGCCTGACTCTGCCGGACACAACGCTCTACAACGAGGGTGACATCGAGCGGGCCTACCAGAAGGGGCAGACCGTGAAGATCGGAATGCTGACGGGGGCCGACGGAATGCCCATGGCCGACACCATCCTGAACACCGTGGAGAATGCCCTGACCGACTACGACCGGAAGTGGATCGAGGACATGAAGGGCTTCTTCGGGGACTACACCACGAACCTCATCAACGAGACCAGCATGAAGCTGGTGGGATTCCAGCGGGCGACGGTGAAGAACTACTACCCCATCGCGGTGGACAAGACCCAGCTGGCCAGCGAGATCGAGGGCCTGAAGCTGGACGCCACCATCGAAGGACGCGGAATGCTGAAGGAGCGCGTGAAGAGCGGTTTGCCCATCCTGCTGGAAGAGTGTAGCAGCGTGGTGCAGCGCTCTTTGCGGGACACAGCGGCCTACGCGGGCCTTGCGGCCCCCATCCGGGACGCAAACCGCATCCTGAACGCGAATGTGGAAACAGAGGACGGCATCCAAAAGCTGAAGAGCGGCGTGCTGAAGGAACACTGGGGACGGGACGCGGTGAACTACGTGGATTACCTGCTGACCGACTTGCAGACGAAGCAGCGCAAGCGCTCGGACGGCATCGGCCGGGTGATGGGAAAGCTGCGGGGCAACTATGCCGGGGCCATCCTGACGCTGAACCCCGGTGTTGCCATTGCACAGGCGGCGTCCCTGCCCACGGCGGGGGCCGTGCTGGGCAGCGATACCATGGCGGCAGTGCTGCCGTTCGTGAAAAACCTCTCCGGCAAGCAGCGGCGGGCACTGGAAGCGGAGATCAGCGCCCACGGCGACGCGCTGCTGCAATACCGACTGCGGGGCAGCCAGCGCGGGGAACTGGCGTCCATCGGCGTTTCGGGGAGCTTTGCCGAAAAGGCCATGGACAAACTGCCCAAGAGCGTGACCGGCTGGATCAACTCGATGGACGAGATCACGGTGGCGGCACTGTGGGAAGCCTCAAAGCACTACGTGGAACACCACGCGGCAGAGTTTGCCGACGGTGCGGCCACCAAGGGCAGTGACACCTACTGGAAAGCTGTGAACCAGATGTACCAGAAGGCCATTGAGGAGACCCAGCCCAACTATACCGTGATGCAGCGGGCGGGCATCCAGCGCAGCGACAACGAGATCACCAAGACGCTGACCATGTTCACCACCCAGCGGTTCCAGAACTACGGCATCCTCGCCGATGCGGTGATGGACTACAAGGCCCAGAGAGCACGGTACAATGCAGAGAAGAGCGCCGAGAACAAGGCCGAAGTGCAGCGGGCCGGGCAGAGCTTGCGCCGGGCCGCTACAAGCCAAGTGATACAGACGGCGGTATTCGCCCTTATGAAGATCGGCGCGGACTTCCTGCTGCATCGGTGGGATCGCGAGCAGGATGAAAACGGCGACGTGACCGCCGAAAGCCTGTGGAACCGGTTTGCGGGGCTGTTCACCGAGAGCGCGGCGGGCAACTTCCTGTTTGGTTCGGAAATCTACAGCATGGTGGGCAACGCAGTGAACGGCACGGACTACGATGTGGTGAGCGCGACCAACATCAGCGCCGTCAACGACCTGTTTGCCGCTACCACGAAGCTGTACACCCTGATCCGGAAGGACACCACCGGCATGGACGAAGAGGAACTGGAAGCCTACCACCGGAAGCTCCGGAAGGCCGGGGTCGATGTGATGGAATATGGGCTGGACATCGCGGGCATCCCGGCGGCAAACGGGCGGAAGATGGTAGAAGCCTTCGCGGCCTACGCGGACGATGTGCAGGGCCTTGCAAACGGAGAAGGGTTCAGCCTGAACGGGACCCCGGCCAGCGCGACCGGACAATACGACCGGCTCTTCAACGCCATTGAGCGGGGTGACACGGAGGAAGCTGCGGCCGCTCTTGGCAAGCTGGACCAGATGGGCAAGAGCGACAAGGTGAAGGCGGAACTCAAGAAGCGGCTGAAAAATTATGACCCGGACATTCTGGAAGCAGCGAAGGCGCGGAATGCAGGAGATGACCGTAAACGGCAGAAATTGACAAAGAAAGTTATTCGTGAGCTGTACGATGGTCTTGGAATCAGTGCGACTGCAAAATCGGATCGAGTGAAACGAGAGGCAATCATCGACTTGGTGACCGGTGATAAGCATGGCGGCAGCAGCTACGGAGCAATTAACGAATTGGCCGACGAGCTGCTGGCCGGAGACAAAGACCGGAATGTTTACGATGACCTGACCGACGCACTGGAAGTGGGCCGCGCCAAAGATGTGCAGACAGAGGTCAACCGGCTGCTGACTGCGGGCAAGGACAAGGATGCCATCAAGAGCAATATCACCGGCGTTGTCAAGAGCGAGTATCTGGCCGGGAATGACCACGACCGGGAGAAGCTGGTGGAGATGCTACTGCGGCTGGAAGCCGGAGGTGAACCTCTGTACGAAGAGAAAAACTTCGAGAGCTGGGTCAAACAGGACGAGAAGAAGCAGGAAGCCGCGGCGGGAGCCGTGGATGAGTGGGCGGAGGTGAGATAAAAGGACGAAGACGCTTCGGCCAAATTGGCCGGGGCGTTTTTATTTGCCCGGCGGAAAAAGTAGCAAGTAGTCAGGCCCGGCGGGAGATGATACACTGGGGCAGAAGGGAGGAAGAGCATGAGCGAGTTGAACATCAAAGTCCGGAAATCACAGGACAACGGAAGCACCTTCCGGGCAACGCCGGACACCCTGTACATGGGCGGCGTAGGCTCGGCCAAGGTGGACACCCTGCACTTCGAGGTGCCGGAAGAGTGGGCGGGCTGTGCCATCACGCTGCACGTGCAGCGGCTGAGCGGCGCTCTGCCGGACCCGCAGATGCTGGACGAAAACAACTGCGTTGTGGTAGACCGGCGCTGGACACAGGAAAAGCAGGGCAGTTGGATGCTGCTGGCCGTGGACGAGAACGGCTACATCGCCATGACGAAGCCCGGCCAATACACCTGCTATGAGACCATCGACACCAACAGCACCACCGAGACCATCACGCCAAGCGTATACGAGCAGTTTGTGGCGCTGGTGAAAAAATGGGGACAGGCAGCGGTGGACGCTGCAAGGGCGGCAAAGGAATCGGAAGAACGTGCCGCGGGCAGCGCCTCCGCCTCTGCCGGTTCCGCAGCCGCAGCCGCCCGGAGCGAGAGTGCTGCGGCGGGAAGTGCCACAGCGGCCTCCGGCTCGGCCAGCGCAGCGGAGCAAGCCAAAGCGGCGGCGGCGACGTCGGAGGCCAACGCCAAGGACAGCGAGGATGCGGCGAAGGCAGCGGCTGAAGAGGCTGCGGCCAGCAAAGCGGCAGCCGCCACGTCCGAAAAAAAAGCCGACGCCAGCAAGACCGCAGCGGCACAGTCGGAGGCCAACGCCGAGGCGTACAAAAAGGCCGCTGCCACGTCGGAGCGCAACGCCGCGGGCAGCGCCTCCGCCTCTGCCGGCTCCGCTGCCGCAGCCGCCCGGAGCGAGAGCGCCGCGGCGGGAAGTGCGTCCGAAGCGGCGGGCAGTGCTGGTTCCGCTAAGCAAGACGCCGACCGGGCAGCGGAAGCTGCCAATAATGCAGCCAACGCGGCCACGGACGCGCTGAAGAAAGCCAAGGATGCAGGAGACTTCAAGGGCGATAAAGGTGACACCGGCCCGCAGGGCCCTTCCGGGACCATCATCCGGGCCTACGATATCACGCTGCCCGCCGCCGGCTGGGCCGAGACTTCGGACGACGAGTCGAAGGCCGCAGGGTGGAGCTATCAGTGCGACGCTGCCGTGAGCGGCTGCACAGCGGAGCTGGAACCCAGCGCGACCATCAGCATTTCCAGTGTGCCGGACGCCCAAAAGGCAGGGCTCGGAACCATTTGTAGAACCGGCGCTGGGTATTGCCGCTTTTATGCGGCCACGGTTCCTTCGGCAGACATCCATCTCCGGCTTCTGCTGATGGAGCGGATCCCGACCTAAAGGAGGCATGTTCTATGGCAATCGGAGCAGTCAACACACTCAGCAGCAAATGGGTGCCGCCTGTTGGCGCGATTATCACGACCAGCAGCTCCGTCAGCCCGGCGGCTGACTATGCCGGAACCAGTTGGGCGCAGATCAAGGACCGTTTTCTCATGGGCGCGGGCGGCAGCTACACGCTCGGCAGCACAGGCGGATCTGCGAGCCACACCTTGAGTGTGGCCGAGATGCCCGCCCACAACCACAGCGGCAGCATCACAGCGACCGGAAATCACACGCACACCGTATCCAGCCTTGGGGGTACAAGTCAAGGTGTCTATTATGCAGGTTCATCAAAAGGTTGGATGGATACCGCAACAAAAACAACAAGCAGTGCCGGAGCGCATACCCACTCGGTTACGATCGGGAGCAGCGGAAACGGCCAAGCATTCAGCATTCTGAACCCGTATGTTGGCAAATACGTTTGGAGGAGGGTCAGCTGATGGCAATCGGAATGGTAAAAGGTCTGAACGTGGCTGCCGATGCCCCTCCCGTTGGCTTTGTCTGGAAGAGCGCGAGCCCGATCAGCCCAGCTGCAATCTTTGCCGGAACTACATGGTCCCAGCTCAAGGACCGGGCGATCATCGCCGCGGGCGGGGGCTATGCAAACGGGTCTACCGGCGGTCGGGCAAGCGTCACACTTACAACCAAAGAAATGCCCGCGCACAATCACAGCGGCAGTACCTCTTCCGCCGGTGCTCATACACATACCGCCGAAGTCTGTATAGCGAGTAGCACTGATGGTACCATGGCATTTGGCCATATTTATATCGGCAATGCCATGCACACGACATCCAGCGCCGGTGCACACAGCCATAGCGTGAGCATTAGAAATACCGGAAACGGGAAAGCATTCAGCATTTTGAATCCTTACATTGTACGTTATATGTGGGAACGGATCGGATAGGAGGAAGCTTAAATGACCGGAGCAGTTACCGGAATCGCAGATCCCGGCTGGGTCCCGCCTGTTGATTTTGTGATGGAAATGGCGGACTCCACAAGCCCTGCCGCCATCTATGCACATACGATCTGGACTCAGCTGAAAGACTGTATTGTTTTCGCCGCCGGAGATACTTTTGCCGCGGGAAGCAGCGGCGGGCGTGCCAAAGTTACCTTAACCACAAACGAACTGCCTACGCATAACCACAGCGGAAGTACCAGCCAGAGTGGAGCGCATACCCATACGATTGCAAGTTCTAACAGCAGCGGGTACAATTTCAACAGCGGCACCACTTATAAGGCGGGTAGTACCACCGTGACTACGTCCAGCGCTGGAAGCCATGGGCACACCCTGACCATTGGCAGCACCGGCAGTGGGCAAGCGTTTAGCATTTTGAACCCGTATCAGGCGGTGAACATCTGGCAGCGCGTAGGCTGAGAAAGGAACATCTATGAAAATCATTGACGAAACCGGTATGGAGCTGAACGAAGCCCCCGATCTGAGCCTTGGGCGGCTCATCGACGACGTGGAGGTCGTCCACCACGAGGCCATTGCCGGGGTCAAGCAAGTCAGTCATTTTGTCCCCATTGAACATCTCGCCAATGGCAGCACCATTGTGGAGGAAGTGATCGACGTGCCCGGTGTGGACCCGCAGCCCGCTTGGGAAGAGACGGTCCCCATCCAGCGGTATATCCGCTACACCGAAGACGAGCTGGCAGAGCGGAGAGCCAAGGAAGAGCACGAGGCCAAAATGGCGCAGATGCCCGAAGCACTGGCCGCCATGAAAAACGAAAACGAAATGCTGAAGCAGTGCTTGCTGGAAATGAGCGAGACTGTCTATGCGTAAAATCACACAAAAAATCGAAAGGATGGTATTTATGATGGCTATGTTATGGGCACAGGAAATTATGTCCGCTGAGACTACGGAGGATGCAAAGGCTCTGTATGAGCGCTGCCCTCGTCTGCTGAAGGAGAAGGTCAAGGCAATTCTTATCAAGAGCGGCTTTGAGGAAATCACGCAGTAAGGAGGACGATATGGCTGAAATCATGGACGTTTCCCGCTGGCAGGGAAACATCGACTGGAAGAAGGTCAAGGCCAGCG